TGTCGTACATCAAGTCCTGATCCTGAAACTGGAGGCAAACCATGATCCCGAAGGCCTATACCTACAAGGGTCTGAACACGGTGAAGGTGGACGACGAGGCGATCAAGTCTCTGAAGTCCAGCGCATCAGGCAAGGCCAAGGCGCGCTACGTGCACGAGCCTTCCGATCCGTGCCACGACTCCAGCACGGCAGGTTCCGGCGTGAAGCGTCGCGCTTACACGCCCGGCGGCCCGGCAGGTAGCTGAGTGATGTGAAGGGTGGCGGGCCGGATGATCTCCGGCCCGCTGTTCATCAACCAACCCGGAAGCGACGATGGAAATCCACGAGAAGGAAGAGGCGCTTGAGAAAACCAGTCCGAGCAGCGTTGCCAAGGTTGGCCGCGGCCTTGCGATCCGCGACGACGGCGTGCTCGTTCCGCTGACTGACGACATCCTGAAACTGCCGGACGTTCGCCCCTATCACGGCGATCCGAACTGGACGCTCGAACAGCGCATCATGTGGCTGAAGGGCATGGTCCCGACGGCGAAGCAGGAGCAGGTCGATGACGCCGAAACGCTCAGGAAGAAGATCGACGAACGTTTCGGCGTACCTGTTCCGAAGAATGCGACGCGCGATCAGCTTGAGGCGATGCTGTCTCGCCTTGAGAAGGAGCAGGCGGTCGAAGACGCGAAGCAGGCGATCAGCAGGGTGTCGTTCGCAAAAGGGAAGTAGCGCGACATGGCGATCCAGGCACAGACGATCATCAGTCGGGCGTCGAAGACGCTATCCGATCCGAACGCTGTTGCCTGGTCCAACGCGGAGCTTCTTGACTACCTGAACGCCGGCCAGCGTGCGGTTTGCCACGTCAACCGGGACGCATACACGAAGGTCGATAACGTGACGCTCACGGCCGGCGTCATCCAGACGCTTCCGGCCGACGGCCTCGTCATCGTGCGCGCGCTGTACAACGTGGGCTCTGGCAGGGCGATCCGTCATGTCGGATTCGACGCCCTGAATACGTCGCTGTCCACCTGGGCGTCGTCCACCCAGGCGACGGACGTTCTGGAATACGCAGCGGACTCGCGCGAGTGGAAGACGTTCTTCGTGAATCCGCCGAACAACGGTACTGGCATCATCAAGATGATGTACGGCGCGATTCCTCCGGTGCTCACGTCGCAGACGCAGAACATCGCCCTTCCTGACACCTACGACACGGCCTTGTGGGCGTATGTCTGCGCGATGGCGTACGCGAAGAACACGAGGCGGCAAGACCTCCAGAAAAGCGCGGGCATGATGCAGATGTTCATGTCCCTGGTCACGGCAGGAACGGCGGCGACGAAGGCTTCGATGCCCGACCTCAAGCAGATCGAGCAGCATCAGGCGTAAGGAGAACGCATGGCGCTTGTCATCGACCTCGTGCGCGACATCCAGCAGATCATCCCGAAGTGCCCGATCAATGCGATCACTGCGGCATACGTCAGGGCAGCGCGCTCGTTCTGCGGTCAGACACGCTGGTACGTCACCGCACTGACCGCAAACCTGACTGCGAACGTGGCAGGGTATTCGCTCGGATCGGACCCGTTGCTGGAAGTCATCGACGCGCCGATCGCCCAGATCAAGGATACGAACGGCACGATCAGCCCGCTTCATCCGAGCGATCCGAGGACACTCGACCCCAACGCGAAACCGGCCATGCCTATGACATACGCCTACAGGCCGGAGGGAAGCATCGTTTTCCATCCGAAGCCTGACAAGGTGTACGAGGTCACGATCACGCTGGCCGTGCAGCCAAGGGATGGAGTTGCAGAGATTCCAGACCAGCTGCTCAACAAGTGGCGTCTTGCGATCGAACACGGCGCGCTCGCGTTCCTTCTCATGCTGCCGGAGGCGTGGAAGGACGCTCAGGCAGCGGCTTTTCACGACAGGGAGTTCCGTTCCGCAGTCAACAACGCCAAAGCCGACATCGCGCGCGGATGGCAAAGTGGGACGGTGATCGCGCGCACCAGGCCATTCATCGTGTGAGGACAGAATGCCGTCGTTTTCGCTGACCCCGCTCGATCCGTTTCCTCCTGCTGCCGGTCCATTCCCTGGTGGAACGCAGTTTCAGGACGAACTGGTCAATGTCGGCCCGCCGGAGCCGAAGTACGTCAACTTCACCGGGCCGGGCGTGCAGGCCACGTATGACAACAGTGCAGGCCGCGTGAACGTCTTCGTGTCGCAGACTGGTGGGACGCAGTTTCAGGACGAAGGGGTAAACCGTGGTGGGCCTGCGCCTTCCTTCGTGAACTTCACCGGCGCCGGCGTCACGGCAACTTACACGCCTTCGTCCGATACCGTTGTTGTGAATATCCCCGGCAGCAGCGGAGGTGGCGGCGGCGGAGGGAAACCTGTCGTGTACGCAAAAAAAGCTTCAAGTGTACAGACAAGCGGGAGCATTCTGATTTATGACACAGCCAGCGCGTACGAACCGACGCTAGGACAGTACAACACCACCAACGGCATATTCACGGCGAACGCGGACGGGTTCTTCTCGTTCAACGCTTCGGTGACCATATACCGAACGTATACACCATCAGACTACGAGACGTGGTACATCGGACTCGGAAAGTACGTGAGCGGCAAGGAGATCTTCTACGCGTTCAGTCAATTCACTGATCTTTACACAAGCAATAGTTCACAGTCTCTCAGATCGTCGATTTCTGCGAGCATTCCGATGTATGTCGGGCAACAGGCATTCATTGCCCTACTTGATAGAAGCATCGGTCAGTCTGTTTTCAAGAAAAACCTAAGTAGCAGCATGATGTTTGTTAACGGCACCGAGTCACCTGGCTCACAAACGTGGTTCATGCCTACGTTCAGCGTCATCTACTATCCACTTCCACCTGGTGAGTGGTAATGAAGATTTCGGTCTCGCAGTTCAGAGGCGAGGCCCCGAGGATTTCGCCTCGCGCCCTGCCAGAAGGATTCGGTCAGTCCGCAGTGAACTGCCGACTGCTGTCTGGCGATCTCGAAGCGTGGAGGAACTTCAAGCCGGAGACGACGCTCTGCAAGACGAACGTCGTGTCCGTCTACCCGCTGAGAAGCGGCTCGACGCTGTACTGGCTGGAGTGGTCACAATCCGAGCTTGACACCGGGGCCTACACGGTCCATGTCGCACGCCCACTGATCGGCGGCGACGAGACGCAGCGCGTCTATTTCACCGGCACGGACCTGCCTCGCTGGACAAACTTCACGATGGCGACGGTCGGGACGGGTTGCATGCCGAAAGCAAGCCGTCCGCTTGGCGTTCCTTCGCCGTCGTCTCCTCCGACCGTTTCCGGCGGAGTATCAGGCGGAGCGCCAATCGACATCTTCGACGACCTGAACTCGGCAATGAACGGCGTTCCTCCAGGGTGGCAGCTTTGCCCGCAGGTCAACACCCAGTCATCCAAGAGGCTCGTCGAGTGGCTTTCCACTGGTGGTGTCGGCAACACCGGCCGCCTGAAGTACACCATCTTCAACAACAGCAATGGATATGCCGTCAGGGATTTTGGTGTCGGCAACAGCAGCACAGTAACGGTCGAGTTCGACTTCAGGCTGGACAAGAAGTTTGCGGACAAGTATCCAACCGAGAACCAGTGGTTGCCGAACGACTTTCAGTTTTGGGGCATCTCGTTGATGTGCGACTCGTCCGGTGCCGGGGCGATGATCGATGTGTCAGCAACGGAACCAGCTCCGAATTTCGTGGTTTACGGACGGGCGACGACTACTGCGTTCAGCGGGGGCACGGTGATCTCGTCTGTGTCGATCAGCAACGCCCCGCCTCTCGGCACATATACACATTTCAAGCTGGTCGGCACGAAACAAACCGGGGGGACGTACTCGTGGAACGTACAGGCATTCGTCGGTTCGACGCAGATCATCAACGTAACCGTGTCAGGACTGCCCGCGAAGGGCGGTTTCTGTGGCGTCACGGCATATGATTCTTCGGCCCCGAACCATGGAGACCAGATTTTTTCGATCGACAACTTCCACGTTACCGGCTCTGCTCCGCCGGCAGACTCCAGCGACGATCTGGCGACGAGCTACGTCTACACGTTCGTCAACGACATCGGCGAAGAAAGCGGGCCAAGCCCGGCGAGTGCGACCGTCATCCGCGATTCCGGTTCGACTGTCGTCGTGACGACTCCGACGACGGTCCCGAGCGGAATCGGACCGGAGTGGGGCATTACGTCGAAGCGAATCTACAGGGCCGTGACCGGAGCGACCGGGACGGCCTTCTACTTCGTCGCGGAGATACCACTGGCGACGGCGACGTACAACGACAACTCGCTCGACAGCGAGGTCGTTGCTCGCGGGTTGCTGATCTCCGAGAACTGGGCGCTTCCGCCGCACGACCTGCGCGGGATTCTCGCGCTGCCGAACGGCATCATGGCCGGCTTCAGGAAGAATCAGCTTTGCCTGAGCGCACAGGACAGGCCGCACGCATGGCCGGTTGAATACCGTCTGGCAACCGACTTCGAGATCGTCGGCATCGGCGCGATCGACACGATGGTCGTGATCTGCACGGAAGCCTTCCCGTACATTGCGGCCGGCAACTCCCCTGACGCCTACAGCATGGCGAAGCTGGAGATTCCGCAGGGCTGCGTCTCCGGGCGCTCGATTGCCTACATCACAGGCATCGGCGTTCTGTACGCATCTCCGGATGGCCTGGTTGCCGTGTCCGGGCCTGGACGGGTCTCCGTCGTTACGGAAAAGCTGTTTTCACGGAAAGAGTGGCAGGCGCTGAAGCCGTCGTCGATCATCGGTCTGTCGCACGACAACAGATACTTCGGCTTTTACGACACCGGAACGGAGA